GAGGATGTGCAAATTTGAAAATGACTTAATAACTCACTGTCAACATGCTTTTGTAGAAACTCTAGTTGTAATTCAGTGCCACCTTTTGGCTCACTCATTCGTCTCCCCAAATAAGTCCATCTTTGGCACAATGATAGTGACATCCCTTTGTATATCTTCTTCTTTGGTAGAAGTGCTAGGATCGTTTACATCTTCTTGTGCCTGTTCTTCTGATTCGTATTCAAGACCAGATTTTTTATTGGTTATTTTTGTTTGTGATTCACACTTTATGGTAATCATAGGCTTATTTTAAGGACAAATTGTTAAATTGCAAGTTACCCGTTTTCTTGAGAACGGTCGATTTGTGCGTAGGATATGATACCTTGAATCTCATTAGCTGTGCCAGCAGTAAGCTTTATGGCATCACCCTCTTCTAATACTAAGGTATGTGAGATTATCTGTCGTGTGGTATTGGCTGCTATGGAGGCATTGTCTATTCTAAAAGTTGCAGTGGCACTACTATCAGTTACTTGTGTGGCTAAATTTACTGCACCCGTTGAGCCATTATGAGCTTGTATCTGTTTAACTAGACATCTTGCATTTGACGGTGCAGTTAACACTGTAGTCGTACCAGTTGAGCTTAAATTAAAACCTGCATTTTTGTATTGTATTGTCATGAAATAAACCAGTTAAACGTATCTTGCTCGTTTTTAAAATCAGTTTGAAAAGAAAAATTAAGTTGGTTTTTTAAAGTGTCCAAAGCCTCAAGTATCTGTCTTTGATTACTAACATCATATTCTGGTTTTGGTTCTGGAATAGTTACGATAACTTTAGCCACGTTTTACACCTCTTTGCTTACGAATAGCTTCTTTGCCTTTTTTAGCAATTGCCACTACTTGAGTTTTATTCATAACTTTAGCTCGTTGCTCCATTACTGTCAAAATTTGTATTTTTCGTGCATAAGGCTTATTAATTCTCTTTACTTTAGCAACTGTAGCTCGTGCATCAGCAGGTGTTGCAAATTTTATTTTAACGGTATCCTTAGGGTTTTCATCCGTATATAGTCGACGGTCACTACCTTTTGGTTTTTTACCGGTGCCTTTTTTTGGGTCTCTTTTTTTAATAGTCATTACCTTCTACCATCAGGTTGCACATCTGCTCTGAATGAACCAAAACGCCAGTTTTCATCAGTTGTAGTATTTTCTATTCTCAACGCCACTAATCTACCTCGTGTTCTAGTATCTATTTTTGTCGTCGATGAGTTTACCGTAAAGGGTCCAAGTAAGGAACTTGCTTTTGTTTCACTTGGAAAGTCTTTTATTTTTAGGGTGACTGTGGCATTACCACTGATGACTTTAAAGTCTGGTATAAATCTTTTTATCTTCATAAGAAATTCACCTTCTCCTCCGTCAACAAAAGCAAAGTCACCAGACTCAATAAACGCATCAATACTAGCAAAAGCATTACCGTTTTGATCAGCTTGATTGACACCTACTTCATGCTCGTAAACCTGCGATGCACCATTAGTTGTGCTTACCCCTTGTATGGTTGGAAAAGTTGGTGTGGCGCTTGTGGTAAACTCAGACGCCAATGGCTTTTCAAATAATGTTTTATCTAAATATACAGATCTAGCCAAACTACTGGTCGTCCAAACGTTTTCTCTATAGTTGTAAGTAACACAACGGTCTATTTGAGATGAACCTGCTTTTGGGTAAAACCAGTTAATTTCAGTAAATAGAGAATTGTAATTACAGTAAATTATTTCACCTGCATCATAGTTGAGTCCTAAATCCTCAGAGTTTACATTACTAAAAACAAAGTCTTCTACACTGCAAGGTATGCGTTTGACTGTACCGTCGTAAGCATAAAAACCACCACCTTGCCCCATCCAATAAACAACACCATCCACATGTACGATTGCATGTTGTCCAATCAAACCACAGTTTGAACCCACTTGTTGAATAGAAAAAGTAAATGGCGGCCCCACAAACTGCATGATGTAGGCGGACACGTCAGTTAAAATTAAAATATAGTCTTTACCTCTGACCGCACCTTCTATTTTAGTGCCAGAATCTAATCTAAAAGTACCTGCGGTGTTGGTAGACACAGGTGTAAAATCAGTCCTGTCTTCTTGATCACTAAATCTAATAAACATTCTGTCTTGCGTGGATTTTGTGCCTATAGTTGTTTCAGTGCCAAAGTGTATTAAATGTCGATCACGCCCAGAAACTAAAGTTAACACAGTGGCTGTCGGGTTGTTACTTATGGCAGTTGCTCTTGTGGTTACACCACTACTTGGACTCCATTCAAATGATTTACCATTTTTTATCGTAGCAATAAGCACCGTGCCAAAATTATCTAATGACCAATTTGCTGGCTCCAGAGTTACATCGGTTGCAGAGGCTGCTTTGTTCCAAGCAACAAAGTTTGTGGCATCCGTTACCACTGCTGCGTCACTGTGAGCTGCACGAGTTGATCCTAAAGCACCTCTAGTAATGCCGGTTAAATCATTACTAGAAATACCTGTATAAGTGATAAGTTCAGAGCCCACTAATATATGACCGGAAGAACTAAAACCAGAAGTAGAGGTCAATGTCACACTCGTGCCTGACCCTCCTGTACCTGCGGTATTATCACCCAATGCACCATCTAAATCATTTTTTGTTAAAGAAATTGTTTGACCACCCCATTGTGCTACACCCCAACCAAAAGCAGGTGTCGCATCAACAGGACCAGGCTTTACATAAGGATTGACAGTCGCTGCCCCTCCTGCTGTCAGTCCAGAACCTGATTCATTGCTAGCCATGGTCACAGTGAAAGTATCTGCTGTTGCACTTTGTACTTCAAAAGTGTTAGTCGTAAAATCAGCGTCCACAAAGCCTGTGCCACTACCTGGTATGGTCATGCCACTAAAAGTAAACAAGTCACCGGCTTGTAGTTGATGAGCAACTTTGTTAACAGTCAGAGTTGCTGAACCATTGCTTGTGGTTAAAGTGCATGAGGTTAATGCAGTATCCAAAGGAGTAATGTCGTAATAAACACCACCTAAATAAATTGCTAACAATCTATGTGATGCCACAGCAAGATATCTTGTACCATCTAAATCTGCCCAATTGTGTATGTCACGGGTTACTCCTACTAAAGTGTCTGCAGTAGTTTTTTGCCAGCCACCTATTTTTTCAGGCTCACCATATCTAAATCTAACAAAATCACCATCCACCCAAGTGCTTTCAGCAACAGATTCTGAGATTTGTTTGTTAAAACCTGGCCTAAAAGGGACTTTAATTAATGGCATAGATAGTGTCCTGTTTTAATTAATTATAATAGAAGGGGCTATACGTTGACAATAGTAGTATTTATGTGTTTTGCCAGTTGTAAAAATGAGTAATACCGTATCTACCATGTCCAAATGGAATCTCATTTTTAGATTTTACTTCTGTTACTTCATGTTGTAAATAACTAGGAAACATTAACATGCGGTTAGACACACACTCAACTGTCGCATCTATTGGTACAATTCTAGTATTTCCACCAAAAAACTGTTTCGGCTCCTTATACATCCAGATCAGGCAAGTAAATTGAGCTGTATCATGATGAGGTTTGTAATATTTACCTTTATCATAATATCCAATAAAAGTGCTGTCAGTATTGGTATTAACAAAATTACTGTGATGTAAAGGCATGGTATCTTTTATTATATCATGAAACTCTTTACTTCTTTGTTTATACATAAATTTTAATATGGGTGATATTTTTGCACCAGCTTGAGTATAATAATCCCATATGTGAATTCTAAATGCATTTGATTTTGCTTTGCCATCTTTACCTCTAGCAACATTTCTATTAGTATCGTCATCAGCTTTTTCCAAATCTTCTTCTTGCATACAGTTGTATAAATCTAATTCCTTCCAAACTTTATCTACTTCATCTTCTGTGTACCAATTGTCAATAATTAAATGTGGAGCTTCTTTCTTAAGATTGCAAATTTTAATGTTCCAATCTTGTTTTATTTTTTGAACTACTAAACTCATCCTAAAGTACCATCATTTCTACCACCCATAGTAAATAATCTTTTGTGTGGATATATTCTATTATTAATTTTTACCATAACTTTATCATCTCTGAAAAATCCAGCTTGTATACTCCATACATAATCATCACACTTTATCCTATGAAATGTGCTTTTTTTTACATAATTAAACCACTTTCTTTTTTTAACAATAATATTACCATTATCGTTTATTTCTTCTACATACTTGCCTTTAAA